GATGGAATCATTAAGGTGATAACATGCGGCATACAAAACACCGTGAGTATATGGCGGGTCAAAATATATAAAATCGCTATCCGGTATATCCAAACTAAATATATCTGATTGATATTGAGTCCCAACCGGACCACTAACAAGTGTTGGGAGATCGAAGGCAACATCTTTTAGTGATTTATTACTCCAGTTTTTAAAAGAACTTTTTTGATCATTGGAATTGTTAAATACACTATCAGCACCCCTAATCACACTAAAAATAAGAGCGTTTTTATCTCTTTCACTTATGTGACTTAATTGGTTAACATATTCTCGCGCTGCGTCAATTTTTGAAGCATTATCAATTGTAAAGCCCAATGGTCGTTCGGCAATCTCATTTGTTCCGCGAACCTTTCTGACCACCACACCAGAATAGTTTTGCGATAACCATCCTTTGATTGGTTGTAGTTGGTTTATTTTTTTTAAGTGTGATTTAACAATTGTAGAATCATACCCCTCAAGAAACACCTTGCCAAAGATATATGAACTAAAATTTAGATCACAGCCCGTTACCTTATATCCATGACTCCTCATGGCAGCACTCACAATGCCAGTGCCGGAAAAGGCATCGAAAACTGTTTCTGCCCCAACCTCCTCGGCAAGTTCTACGATTCGTGGAACTAATTTTCGTTTGCTGCCCTTATAGGATACAGTTTTAACATTAAATTGACGCAAGCCATTCCCTTTGCATTTTTCTCTTCGCCTGTTGATAACATTGAATAGATTTATTTCGCTCACCAATCTTTATATCGGATGGTCTTACCACGAAAAAAAGTTCGTCAGTCGGCACTTGTAGCAGCACACCATCGGTTTTAAAATCAAGCCATTCTTTTTTAATACTGTTCTTTGCCAAAACTGCGACGGAAAACGAATCACAACTGCCGGTATCAACAATTAAAAGATAGTCAAATCTCATAACCTCGTCAGCAGTTCTTTTTTCAGCGCTACCAAGACTATTCATTAATTTAATTGAGGCAGTTTTTTTCTTTAAAGTGCCTTTTGATGTATACAGGCAATTTTTTTGACTCTTCATCTCCATGGTAATATTGCCAACAACATGATCCCAGCCAACATTGTCCACCCACTGAACTGCGCCTTTGGAGCAGTCATCCAATGCGTCTTCAAACATATCGGACTTATCAAAACGACTCTTACGATCATTCATAGAATCACCGACATGATCAACAATTCTAAAAAAACGACACCAATCAACTGCATCTACAAGAACTTGGCATAAACTATTCATCTGTGCTTCCCAGTGCTCCATCGCCCCTATCACTAATCGTAATGGGGTACCAATCATAAAGATTAGGATTTGCTGTCTCCATCGCTCGAAATGATACAACTGGTGTCATGACGACCTGTGCAATCTTTGTGTGTGGCTCAACAACTTGTGGCTCGTTGCCAATATTATGGAGGTTGACGAAAACTTCTCCATCATAGCCTGAATCAACGACACAGGCTCCGACGATAAGGGAGCGCTTTGACGCAACGCTGGAGCGGTTTTTTACCTCCAACATATAGCCATGCGGAACACCAAATTTAAGCCCAGTGGGCAGAATGACGCTCTGCCCTGGTTCAATAGTGACTGCTTCTCGTGTTTTTGGTGAGAAGTAAACATCCAGCCCCGCATCGCTTGGATTACCTCGTGTTGGGGGGTGCGAATTAAAGTGAGTCCTGTGATATTCGATAATCACTTATCACCTCGCAAGAAGTTGAACATCTCGACAAGTTCATCGATATCTTGGTCTGCCTTAAGCATACGATAAGCCTTGACTGCAACAGAGATTTCATCACCTGTAAGCCAGCCCTGCTCTTTGAACTCTGCCTTGAGTTCGCGCTTCTGCTCTGCGTATGGCTCGATAGCCTCTTCAATAGCCTTGAGCGAGCGAATATATTCAAGCACCTTTTGGCGCTTTGCTTCTTCTTCTTGGTTAAGTTGTGCTTCCACAACCACATCATTACTAACAATTGATAGGTCCATTTTTTCTCCTTAATGTTTATACATTATAACTGAGGTATTTTTAATTGTCAAGACAATAATCTAAAATTATGTCGTAAAGATCTCGTACTAAAACCCCACGTTGGATGATAGTCGAGTTTTGCCATATACGGGCGGTTCAAATACAGGATATCAAGTTTTGGATTTACTCCCCAACACTTAATGCTTGAAGTTGTACCCGTGTCATCAATAACCTCGACAACCCAATAGTCTTTATTGTTCTTTGTCTTTCTCGGGACAATCTTGCGAGGAATAAACCAAGTAACTTTGAGGTCCGGGTCGAACTCACCAATTGGGGGAATCATGTTTTGTTCCAACTTTGCCACAATATCATCACTCATAACCTCGCTCATTGGAAACACGCCAGTAAGTTCAACAGTGTATTGAATTATCTCCTCTTCTTCGAAGTCGCCTTCAGGACGATATAGTTCAATATTATCTTCTAACTTGTTCAATTTACGCGGACGATCAACCGCAATAGCAGACCAGAAGTGTTTCAATCCGCTAAACCTTTCATCCACAAGTTCGTTCATTGCACCTGAACGAACAAGCACGTCCAAAGCCTTTTTATTTAATTTAGAGTAAACCATATTTTCATTGAAAATAAAATCCTCCACCCTCTCAAAAGGACGATTGTGTACAATTTGATCAATCGCAGCATCACCGAGTCCCTTAACAGATGTTAATGGCTGGATAAGAGTTTGACCGTCTTTGGAAATTTCCCAAACACGTCCAGAAGTGTTAACATCTAACTTACGGATACCAAAACCAAACCCCTTAGCAATATTAATTGCCTTTTCTTTTCTGCTCTCTGGTTCTTTGTCTAAGAATGCAGCCATCCATTCTGCGGGATGATTGTGTGCCAGCCAAGCACATTGATACGAAAGCATAGAGTATGACACAGCGTGTGATTTATTAAAGCCATAGCCTGAAAAATATTCAAACTTGTCCCAAATGCCCTCTGCTACATCGCGACGAATACCCTTCTCGACACAGCCTGTAATAAACTTAGAGTGAATATTCATCTTGGCTTCGTGACCTTTGCCTGTTCCCTTCTTAGTAAGCAATTTGCGAAGTTTGTTGCCTTCGTCAAGAGTTAGATCTTTTCCCAGTTTGTGGGCAAGAATTGCAATTTGCTCTTGGAAAATAAGAAATCCGTATGTCTCCTCTGTGACCTCTTGGATAAGAGGGTGGTCATATTTGATATATTGAGGATGCTCCTTTGCCTCCACATATTGATCATCAACCTTTGCTGACAGCGGACCTGGGCGAAAGATAGATGTAATCGCAGAAATATCAACAATACTAGTTGGCTTGGCTCGCTGGCAAAACGCTTGTGCCCCCTTTTCGGTAAACTGAAATATTCCTGCCCACTTGCCTTGGTGAAAGATATTTTCGTAAACGTCTTGATTTTCAAGATTAATAATATCTGGATGTAGATGCTTGTCATAATAATCTTTAACGTCATTAAACGTGGGATTCTGAATATCATGCTCTCGTTTTAAAATATGTCGAATTGCTCCATCAATCATGGCGAGAGTAGAAAGTCCAAGAATATCGAACTTGATAAACCCCATGGGCTCTAAATGACGCACATTTTGACCCTCTGCCCAAGGCGTCTGTCTGACGCCCTTTGAATTAATCAGTGGCATCCATTTATCAAGGTTTTCTCCAACCACGACACCACCAGCGTGACGAGAGCAGGAACGAACCTGTCCATAAAGTCTGTCAATATGGCTTGCAATATGTGGGTACTTACTCAAAAACGACTGTAAGGTTGGAGAATATTCTTTTGTCTCCTCAAATGTAGGCGCGTAAACGCCTGCTTTGATGCCATGTGCCTTCTTAGCGGCTGGAGTTGCTTCCAAAAGCATCTTGCCCGTAACTTCATTTACCTCCTTAAATGGAATTCCGTAAAACTTGGAAATGTCCTTGATAAGAGATCGCAACTGAAGGGTGTTCCAGTTGGAGATGGGAACAACTGTAGTGTCGCCCCACTCCTCAATCAATTGCTCTTTCAACTCCATCGGTGCCGCTACATCGTAGTCAATATCTGGATAGTCAGTGGCGTCAGAACGAAGAAAACGCGAAAACAGCAGACCATACTTAATCGGATCAATCTGAGTAATTCCAAGGGCATATGCAGCGAGCGAGCCTGCGGCAGAGCCACGACCCGGACCTGTGAGCATGCAATTGTTTGCCCTATCGGCTATTGCCTTCATGGTTAGAAAATATTTTGAAAAACCCCTATCATCAATGACTTTAAGTTCGTGGCGCAGGCGCTCTGTATATTCCTTGTTTTTATGCAGCCCACGTTCTCGTAAGCCCTCTAAGGACATATTAACCAATGCCTGAGTTGCTGTGTATCCTGCCGGAACAACAAAATCGGGCAGTCGAACAGTGTTATCTGGCAGGAAGTCTTCAATTAATTGATGTGCAATTTCGTGAGTGTGTTTAATAGATTCCAACACCAAATCATCATCATAGTCTACGCCAACGAGTTTAGAATACTTTTTATAACTCTCCCACATTTGATCGCCGTTCTTGGGATACAATTCATATCCAATTTCCTCAACATCAATTGGAAGTTCGGTGCTTTCGTAAGATGGAGCGGCTTTACCAAGCCAGCCAAGACGCTTGTAAAGTTCACGATCTTTCCAGGCATCACGACTTGGATAATGACTGTCTGCGGTTGAAATGAGCCCAATACCAAATTCTTCATGCATCCTGATAATATATTGATTCAATTGATGTTGTTCTGGGACGTTATTCCATTGCAACTCTCCATACCAGCGATCTCCAAAGACGCTAATCATCTTACGAGTGGTTTCTCGCATTGCATCCAATACCGCCTCTTCGCCCTGATCCCTGTTTTCCCAATAATTACCGGCATATACACCACCAAGACATGCAGAAGCGGCAATAACGCCTTCATTGTACTTTGCAAGAAGTTCGAAGTCCATGCGAGGGTAGCGATAAAAGTTTTCACTTTTATAACTTTCAGAAATTAACTTGAAGATATTCTGGAGCCCTTTTTGATTTTGAGCGAGGAGGATAAGGTGGCGACGGCGACGTAATACATCTTGGACCTTTTTACTGGAGTTTTCGTCCTCAACAGTGGCACCACTCAGGGTTGAACCAAGAGTTTTGGCACGCTTTTTGTCCTCCATGGCTTTCTCATACTCTTCGCGCCACTCTTTGATGGACGGAATAAAATATGCTTCCGTGCCGAAGATAGGCTTAAAATCTCTGCCCTCTTCTTTCATCTTTTTGGCGTGTAGTACTTGGTGAGAAAGCCCGTTGGCGTTTCCATGGTCAGTTAACGCTAATGCATCGCATCCGTTATTATAGGCAAAGTCCATATGCTCGTTGGGATACCCAAGTGCATCAAATAATGAACCGGCTACGCTGTGTGCGTGTAATC